AGACTTGATTGGCCTGCTGAAAGAAAGGGCTCAAAGGCTGGACAATGGCTGTCCCGGCTGGAACTGGCACCACCTATACCTTCAACACACCCCCCAGCAACATCATCCGTGAAGACCTTGAGGATTTTGTTTATAAAATCTCCCCGCTCGAAACACCGGGGATGCAGTCGGTAGGGCGCAAGGGCAAATTCAAAAATACGCTTCACGAATGGCCCGTCGTCGAGCTTGCCGCGGCGAACGCGTCGAACGCCAAGATCGAAGGCGACGACACGCCGAATGATGCGCCGACCACGGCGTTGCGCCTCGCCAACTACACCCAAATCATGACCAAGACCAAAGGCGTGTCATCGACTGATGACGCGGTGACGGGCGCTGGCGATATTCAAAAGCTCGCCAAACAGGTTCTCTATGGCACGCAGGAGCTCAAGCGTGACATGGAAGCCCGTTTGATGGGCGGCATCGCCCTGGTCGCGGTCCCTGGCGCTGCGGGCACCACGGCGCGGCAGACGGCCTCAATCGCGGCGTTTCTGCAAACCAACATTTCGCTCGGTGCGACCGGCACGCCTGCTTTTCGCTCGGGCAGCCCGGCCGCAGTTGGCGGTGGTGGTTACCCGGTCACGGCCGGTGTTCCCGGCACCGGGCGCGCGCTGACGGAACCGATCTTCAAGGGCGTCATTCAGGCCGCCTGGACGCAAGGCGGCAACCCGAAATATGCGTTTGTTTCGGGCACGCAAAAGACCGTCATTTCGGCTTTTACGGGCAATGCGACGAGGTTCAAAAAGGCCGAAGATCGCCGGCTGATTGCGGCGATCGACGTCTATGAAAGCGATTTCGGCCAGCTGCAAATCGTGCCGGATCGCTTCATTGATCCCACCATCGTCCTGATCCTCGATCCCGGTTATGCCGAGATCGGATGGTTGCAGGGCATGCGAAATCAGCCGCTCGCCAAAACCGGTCTTTCCGATCGGCGCTTGGTGTCGTGCGAATGGGGCACGATCGTGGGCAACGAAAAAGCCCACGCGATGGTTGCCGCCGTCATCTGACGCGTGCGGGGCGGCTATTTCGCCGCCCCCCTTTTCCACCTTCAAAACCGAGGAGTTTCGCCATGTCGAAACATAAGGACGCTGATTGGGACAACGAGCCTAAGCAGGAGCCTGAGCACGAGACTACCAATAAGCAGCTGGTGCGGGTGCGCTGCATCACCGATGACCGCCCGTTTACCGGGACGAGGGCGCTCGCGCTGCAAAATGGCGAAGAAGCTGACGTTCCGGCCGACGTCGCCAAGGTTCTCGTCGAGCGCAAGCACGTCGAGATTGTTAAATAGGGGAAAACCATGCCTCTGTCTGATTTCGCAGTCTATCGAAAAACCCAGATCGCCCACGCTCGCCCCTATGTGGTCGGCGACGATTTGAGCAACGTCATCACGTCACCGGAAGCCATTGCGGCCGGTTCGCCGAAAGAGGGCGACTGGATCGTGCGTGATCCGATGGATCATTTGGCGACACAGGTGTTGGTGACGGATCAGTTTTTTCGCAACAACTATGAGCCTGTCTGATGGCAGAGCTCCTCTATCACGATGATTTTGCCGGCGTGACACACACGATTGATCGTGTTGATGACAAGACGATCGTGGTCAAGAGCAGCGGCGATGTCGAGGCGGTGCTCGATGCCAACAAGCATGACGCCAATCACGCCGCCAACTGGTCCTCGTCGCGCGATCTCAAGCATGTCGCGCGTATTCCGCAAGAAATCTATCTGATGTGGCTGCATAAGTACGGTGTCGACGCGCTTAACCCGGATCACCGCGACGCGGTGCGCAAGCTCCTCAATGATCGTGATTGGCTGTTTTTGCGCACCGGTGGGGGGCACCTATGACTGCATCGGTAGCGGGCATCGTCACTTACGACGATCTCGTGCAGCGATGTCAAGATTGGCTGTTCGGCCGTGCTGACATCGCAGCGCAAGTGCCGACGTTCATCCGGCTTTTCGAGGCCAAAGCAAACCGCAAGCTGCTTTGCCGGCAGATGGAAACCCGTGCCTACGCGACTTTCGATTTGACGGTCGCCGATCCCGAGTTTCTAGGGTTGCCGATCGATTTTCAGACGATGCGTCGTATTCGCCTGATCACAAAGACCGGCAAACCGAAAGTGAAATTCGCAGCCGGCGCGCAACTTGATGATCTTCGCGAAAAGAATAGTTCGGGAACGCCGGGCCCCCCGGTATGGTTTTCGATTTTTGGGATCGAAATCGAGTTTTTCCCGGTGCCTGACCAAGCCTATAAGCTGGAAATGGTATATCGGGTGAATTTGCCGCCGCTCTCGTCTGCGCAACAGATAAATTGGCTAATAACTCTCGCGCCGGATGCTTATCTCTACGGGACGTTGATGGAAGCGGCGCCGTATTTGCACGATGATGAGCGAATTCCGGTGTGGGCGTCCGGGGTGCAGGCTGCTTTTACCGATCTCAACGATCTCAGTCAGGAGAGCACATACAACGCCGGGCCGCTCACGATGCGTCGAAAGAGCAGGGGATACAGCTAATGACCCAACAAGTAATCGGCATTGGCGCGGCTTTCGACGACCACACTGGTGATCCGGTGCGGACGGCGTTTGGCAAGGTGAACACCAATTTCACCGAGCTTTACACTGCGGCAAGCGCCGCTCGTCTCCCCACAATTCCGGTGGGTTCGCCGCTATTGGCAAATCCAATTCTGCCCGATGGTACTGATCAAACGACGAATTTGCGTAACCTTCTGGCGTCATTGCAGACCAGTGGCCAAGGCGGCCGATTGGCATTCGGCACGGGCACCTATCGGTTCAACAGCGCCATCATCCTGCCCAACGATGGTTTCAGCACCGGCGCCCCGCATCAAGTGCCGTTCATCTTCGAAGGCGCTGCCGGTCAAAAATCTGGGCAGAGCGGCGCTTATAACGGCGGCACAATTCTAGATATTCGAACCGCTGATCCTAATGGCCATCTTCAGACTTATGGCCTTGGCAGCCTTACTTTGCGTGATATTCAGATTACGGACGGAGGCCCGTCGCAGGGAAATCCGTTTGTATTTACGACAAACACGACATTGACCGTGAAGGGCTGCGCGATCATCGGCTCTCCTAATATGACAGCCGCGAACGCTAATCAGGACGCGTTTTGGTTGGGTGGGACTACGACGACGATTGGCGGGGGGCCAACGGCGCCCTATCAGGGATATGGCTCGATCATCGCTGATAACCAATTGGATGGTATTAGGCGCTTGGCGTATATTCGCATTTTTGCGAATGGTGTCATTATCCGCGGAAATTGGCTGGAACGTCGATGCGGCAATCCTCTTACCAATGGCTCGGTGATTGAAATCGATGGAACTGGTGCCGGCGGCGCCCCCGGTAATTTTGCCGTAGGAACCGTGATCGTTGATAATTTGGCAGAGATGTCGTTTTATTCATATTTTTGCAATCTTGTTCAGGCGTCACAGACTTATGTTGCTGGTAATAACTTGTATGATACCACCGCGGTGACGCTTGGCGGTGTGTTGATCGGGCCTAATTCCACCAGTACGACCGTTATCGCTGGAAATTCGGATAATAAACCTTATGTGGTGGATCAAACTGCGGGCGCTAGTACTGTTCTAATCAATACAAATACGAATTCAAGGTTTCCCGGTTTGACTGCGGGGATTCCAACAGCACCGAATGTGTTTGGACAGACGACATTTGCTAATGCTACCGGTGTTCCTGGGTTTGACATCAAGTCCTTGGTGGCTGGCGATACCGGCAAACGCATGACAATTACACGCTCAGCTGCCAATAGCACCGATCCTAATGCTGAGATCTTTTCGATCGACGGCCTCGGGCAAATCAGGATCAACCAATCCGGTGCGGCGTCGATTAATTCGCCGTCGATCAACAATGGTTCAGTCAACGGTGCTAGTTTCACCGCCAATATGGCGACTTGGTCGCGCTCCGGGACCGGCGGCGCGATGATCATCAATTCGGGGACCGGCGGCTCGTTTCTTACGCAGCAACATTTCGGCATTCAGTACAAAGACCAGACCGGGGCGATGTATGCCCAGATTG